TTCACAAATGTGACCGGATGTTACGCGATACTTTGAACCGGGCTAAGCCGGGAGTTCCGGCCAATGCGGAAGTCAGAGAGGCAACGCGAGGGGTTGAGTTTGTGTTCTGCAATGGGCTTACGCTTGAGGATACAAAGGGATGGCAGCAGCTTGAACTCACCCTTTATGGCAGTCGATATGCCCCGCCAAGGACTGATTGGAGAGAAGAGTGGGGGCACCAAGATACCTTACCGGCTAAACCCATACCGGCGTACACGTTCTACAAAGTAATAATTCCGAAGGAGTAAACAAATGAGCGAATATAAATTTACAAAAGACTGGTTCTCATGGGGGCCGCCCGTATGGGAGCAGCTTATTCCAATGTTGCCAGAGCGTAGGGCTTTCCTTGAGATTGGTTCGTTCGAAGGGCGCAGCGCTGTCTGGATTGTTGAGAACATGATGAACCCCGGCGACTGGATCGACTGCGTAGATACATGGGAAGGCGGCGAAGAGCACGGTGAAGAGGATATGTTCTCTGTGGAAGCAGCCTTTGACCACAATATCATCAAGGCGCTGGACTCTCACTCGGCAATCCACCGTAGCCGCGAGGGTAGCTGGGGGCACACACGGTTCGCAAGTGACGGGCCGGACAGGACCAACAACCGCGTCTACAAGTATAAGTCTACGTCCACCCGTTTTCTGGGTGAGAAACTATGCGACGTTATGTTCTCCGTTAACCCGCTGTACGACTTCATCTACATCGACGGTAGCCACATCGCCAAGGATGTGTTGACCGATGCGTGTATGGCTTGGCCGTTGCTGAAGAAGCAGGGCATCATGGTGTTCGACGACTATCTCTGGGGTGACCCACGGGACATTCTGCACCGCCCGAAGCCAGCAATCGACACGTTTATGAACCTCTTCGCTGAAGAGGTGGACGTGGTTCATATTGGGTATCAAATGATAATAAGGAAGAAGTAGTGCCAATTGTAAAACGGTCTAGGCAGCTATGGACACCAGAGATGGATGCAGAGTTACTGGCTTATTATAAGCACGGTCTAAGACCAGCATACATAGCAGAGCAGATGGAGCGTACGATTGCTTCCGTGGAAGGCCGCTATGTAAAACTTAAAAGGAAGGGACAAGCGGATGCTCAAAAAATGGTTACGGAATAAGTTAGCTGGCCCAGTTTACGTGGATTGTTATACGGTAAACTCGGACGTGTATAACACGTCGCGCATTAAGACAGCTACGTACTACTACCCTAAGTGGTGGAAGCGCTTGTTGCCTACTGTGGGGCAGCCTGTTTTTGACGAGCTTCCAAAACTCACGCGCCCTGCATCCACGATGCGCCACTGTGTTGGTTTCACGGACCTATTCAAGAAGAGTTTCTGCTTGCCGCTGTGGAGCGACCTCATGCTCCACGTAGAACCAGCAATGCAGGCAGGACACGCATGGAAGTTTGCTGATGGGCGTAGTACATTGGGTGAGCATCCGAGCTTTCAGCGAGGTGACTTTATGCCTCCGGAGCATTTCCAGCATATTAAACTCAATAGCCCATGGCATTTGCGGTGTGAGGAAGAGATTAACTTCTTGTTCTTCGATCCCTTCTGGCCTTCTTACGAAGGTGAAGAGACAGTTATCATCCCGCCCGGGATACTCAGCTATCAGCACCAATCGGCCACAAACATTAACTTGTTTGTTCGTAAACTGGAAAACGAATCGCGCACTGTGGACCTTAAGTTTAACACGCCACTCGTGTTCCTTACGCCGCTAACAGACCGCAAGGTTATCCTTCGGTATCATCTAGTATCTGCACAAGAAATGGCGGACGTCACACGCCCGCAGGTGGCCTTCGTGGACTCCTACCTACAAGCTAAAAAAGCAAAGATTGAAACCAAGAACCAAGCCAAGGAAGAGCAAACCAATGTCTGACGAAGTAAAAGTAAAGCCGGTAGACCCGGACTATAAAATCCCAACCATCATGGTTGCCACACCGATGTATGGCGGCATGTGCACCGGGGCTTATGTGCAGGGCTTGCTCTACACTATGAACAAGCTACGCTCGGTGGGAGTGAACTGCTTCTGGTGCCAAATCACCAACGAGAGCCTCATCACCCGTGCCCGCAACGAACTGGCGCGCATCTTCTTGGAAAAGGAAATCGACTATCTGATGTTCATCGACGCCGACATTGGCTTCGACGAGAACGCTGTGTCTATGCTGCTGGCCGGAGACAGGGACATCGCTTGCGGTATCTACCCTAAGAAGGAAGTAAACTGGGAGAGCGTCAAGAAGGCAGCACAGGAAGGTAAGAACGATCTGCACGACCATGCTGGCGCGTTCGTCTTCAACATGGTGGACAACAGCCACCAAGAAACGGACGAAGAGGGTTTCATCGAAGTGCGCCACGGCGGCACAGGCTTCATGCTTATCAAGCGTCAAGTGTTCCTCGACCTGATGCCTCATGTCCCGACCTATCGGGTGTCATCGTTCTTCGATCCAGAGAAGGGGGAGTACGCCAAGCCTCTCACCCATGAGTTCTTCGCAACAAGTATCGACGATAGCGGAGCATTGCTATCTGAGGATTATCACTTCTGCGAACTATGGCGGAAGCACGGGGGTAAAATTCATGCCCATCCGTTCATTCGTCTCACCCACACCGGCACGTACACCTATGATGGTGACATCCTCAAGTCCGGTGGCAATCTTAAGTAAGGAGCAAACACAATGTCTAAAACTAATAAAGCAGCAGCAGTTTTGGAGATGCTGAATAAGGGCTTGTCCATCAAGCAGATTAGAGACCGCATGGATGTAAGCCCCAGCTACGTCCACACGCTGAAGAAAAAGATGGTGCACAAGGAAGAAGAACCGAAACCCGGCGAGTTTATCCAAGCTGACACTAACGTAGACGCAATCCTCAATGCGCGGGGTTCCACCTACGGTAGCTTCGTTGACGTATCTCGTATGGCGCAGCGGTTGAAGAATGTAATCCGGCTAACAGATATCGAACGTCGTGGTGGGACATTACCTCTTGACCATCAAGAAGCACTCGACATGATAGCGAGTAAAATTGCGCGTATCGTCGTTGGTGACTACGACCACATAGATAGCTGGGTGGATATCGCCGGTTATGCAAAGCTGGTCGCAGACCGGCTCCAAGGCAACGTAAGATAGGAGGATAATATGTTGGAAGTTACAGTCGCAGTAGGAGCAGGGGCATTCGGCCTCGCAGTCGGTTACATTATCTGTGCCCTAGTATTGGGTGGTCGCATCAAGTCACTCGAAGCTGAACTTACTGAAGCAGAGAAAACCTACGTGAAGCTGGCCCTACAGATCAAAGGGCTTGAGTTCTCAAAGAAGGAAAACGAGCGCGAGATCAAGCTGCTTGAGAAAGAACTGCGAGCAACGAGAGTTGCCTTGGCCGAAGCCAGCAAGAATGATACACGTGATACCAAAGGTCGTTTCACGAAAGCTAAAAAATAATGCCAGCTTGGTCGTACAGTAGTATCAAAACCTTCGAGCAGTGCCCGAAGAAATATTTCCACCTCAAGATTGCTAAGGACGTCAAGGACGTGCCGGGCCCCGAGGCGGATTATGGTACTGCTGTACACCTAGCAGCAGAAGAGTTCATTCGAGATGGTAAGCCTATCCCTGATAAGTTTGCTTTCATGCGCCCTATCGTGGAGCCGCTGGCTGCTAAGCAAGGGGAGAAGCACACCGAGTTACGGCTAGGTGTCGCCAAGACGGATGATGGCTTTGTCTCTACGACATTCTTTGCCAAGGATGTTTGGTATCGGGGCATCGTGGATTTGCTGATTGTCGATGGCACCAAGGGCTGGATGGTGGACTACAAGACTGGCAAGAACGCCAAGTACGCCGATATGAAACAGCTAGACCTGATGGCAGGTGCGCTCTTTATCAAGCACCCTGAGTTAGAAACCATCAAGTCTGCGCTGGCATATGTGGTTAGTCAAGAGTTTCCGAAGAAGACGCACACACGCGATAAGCTCGACGAGTATATGTCCGTGTTTGACGATCAACTTTATAACCTCGACGCGGCTATGGATAATGGTGTATTTAACGCCAAGACAAGTCCGCTTTGTGGGTGGTGCCCCGTCACCACTTGCGAACACTGGAAACCCCGGAGGAAGTGATGGCCAGAGATTACCGCAAAGAATACGACACCTACCAAGGTACCGACCAACAGAAGAAGAACCGCGCTATGCGCAATGCAGCCAGAACCAAGATGGTGAAAGCTGGCAAAGCCAAGAAGGGTGACGGCAAGGATGTGGGCCACGTGGTCGCGCTCGATAAGGGTGGCAGCAACAAGACTGGCCTACGCATGGTTAGCAAGTCAGCCAACCGGTCCTTCGACCGAGACGCCAAGAAGAATTTAGTTTCCGAGACGAGTCCGCGAGAACGCAAAAAGAAGTAAACGTACCTAGGAGCAAACTGGTGCAAATCGTTGAAAACAAAGCGTTGCTGGTCAACACACAGGACCCGTGTCTCATCACGGATAACATCCACAAGAGCGCCGACACCAAGGATGGCGTGCTTGTCAAATGGGGACACAATGAGTCTGAAATTCTAGCGCAGCTTGGCTTCGCAGATACCCCCTCGCCTATGCTCAAGACCTATGAGTGGACCGGTAAGTTCGCCCCGTTTAATCATCAGAAGACCACGGCATCCTTCCTTTCGTTACGCAAGCGGGCGTTCTGCTTCAACGAGCAGGGGACAGGCAAGACAGCCAGCGTCATCTGGGCCGCTGACTATCTAATGAACAAGGGTTTGGTGAAGCGCGTGCTGGTGCTGTGCCCGCTCTCGATCATGAGGTCAGCATGGCAGCAGGACTTGTTTAAGTTTGCTATGCACCGTTCGTGCAGCGTGGCGCATGGTGCCGCTAAGCAGCGGGAGAAGATTATCAACGCCGAGGCTGAGTTCGTCATCATTAACTTTGATGGGCTGGCTGTGGTTAAGGACGCGATTGCCAATGGTGGCTTCGACCTGATCGTGGTGGATGAGGCCAACGCGTACAAGAATCCAACGACTAACCGCTGGAAGATATTCAACCGCTTGGTGCGCGACACCGATCCACGCCTATGGATGCTGACAGGTACGCCAGCGGCGCAGTCTCCGGTGGATGCCTATGGTCTGGCCCGTATGATGGACCTACCCGGTTGCCCTAAATACTTCGGCGTCTTTCGGGACAGCGTGATGCGCAAAGTGACGCAGTTTAAGTGGGCGCCTAAGAGCAACGCCCAAGAGATAGTGCACAAGGTGCTCCAGCCTGCCATCCGGTTCGAGAAGAAGGATTGCTTAGACCTACCGCTTGTAACGCACATCGAGCGCGAAGCACCCCTTACCCCGCAGCAACGCAAATATTATAACGAGCTTAAGTCGCAGTTGCTGTTCGAAGCTAGCGGCGAAGAGGTCAGCGCGGTCAACGCTGCGACCAAGCTCAACAAGCTGCTCCAGATCAGTGGAGGCGCGGTCTATACGGATACTGGTGAGGTATTGGAGTTCGACGTCAGTAACCGCCTCAACGTGGTGTTGGAAGTCGTCGAGGAAGCCAGCCATAAGGTGCTGGTCTTTATACCGTTCACCCACACCATCGAGCTACTGCGTGCCCGTATGGAGAAAGAAGGGATTAGCTGCGACGTCATTAACGGTAAGGTGCCGGTGAATAGGCGCACCGAGATCGTCGATAAGTTCCAGCGGGAGGCGCACCCCAAGGTGTTGCTCATCCAGCCCAAGGCAGCAAGCCATGGTCTGACCCTAACGGCAGCCGACACAATTATCTGGTACGCACCCACAACGAGCGTGGAAACCTACCTACAGGCAAACGCCCGTATCGACCGTGCCGGACAGAAGAACGCCATGACTGTGGTGCACATCAAGGGAAGCCCAGTGGAAGAACGGCTTTACTCCATGTTGCAGGGCAATATCGAGAACCACGAAAAAATTATCGACCTGTACAGACAAGAACTTGACATTGTATAGTACAGGGTTTAGAGGGAGGTTGTGTCGGTCCCCTTGCGATGGCGCTGAACAAAAAAGGCGGACCTGAATAGACAGGTTAAGATGGGGATCGGCACACAATACGAAGGAGCAAACCATGACCGAGAAACTACCAGTAGAGAAACTTGTCGCTGCGTACCGCAAGCTGCGCACTGCCATTGCCGAAGAGGAAGAAATCTTTGAGGCTAAGGTCGCTGACCTTAAAGAGAAGCTGGACTATGTATCCAAGGAGTTGCTTGAGTTTTGCAACGACCAGAACATTGACAGCATCCGCACACCAGCAGGCACGCTATCAAGGCGCGTCCAAAGCCGATACTGGACGACCGATTGGGACCAGATGTACAGCTTCATCGAGAAGCACAATGCACCATTCCTACTTGAGAAGCGCCTGCACAATGGTAACGTGAAGCAGTTTCTGGAGGAGAATCCTGACGCTCTTCCAGTCGGCCTACAAGTTGATAACAAGTACGTAGTCCATGTTCGGAAACCAACTGAGAAGTAAGGAGAAATTAAGTGAACGAGATAACTATTTTTGACCAGCCCACTGAGGGCGGCTTCGTCCGGCGTGAGTCGGGCCGTATGGATCGCATGGGTGGCAGTGGGGTAACCTCACGCCGCATTAAGATTAGCAACGGACGCGTCTTCAAGAAAGTCGTCAACGGCGAAGAGATTGGTAAGGCTGTCGATAAGCAACTTGACGTCATCATCGTTGATTGGCTGACTGAGCCAAGCCGCAAGTTCTATGCCGGTGCCTACGATAAAAACGCCAAGGCAACTCTGCCTGACTGCTGGTCGAACGACGGTGTTAAACCAGAAGCGTCAGCCAAAGCTCCGCAAGCTAAGTCCTGCATGGAATGCCCCAAGAACGTGAAGGGTTCCGGCTTTAACGGTCAGGGTAAGGCTTGCCGTTATGAGCGTCGTCTGGCTGTGCTCGTCGCTGGTGATTCGTCCGGTGACATTTACCAGATCACGGTCCCCGGCGGGTCTTTGTTTAGCAACAACGAGGGCAACCGTTATGGGTTTGAAGGTTATAAGAAATTCCTGCTGGCTAATAATGCAGCCCCTGACACGGTTGTAACTAGCCTTATCTATGACCTCGAAACCGACACGGCCAAGTTGTGGTTCAAGGCAGCGAGCTATTTGAACGTGCAGCAAGCTGCTGCTGTGGACGTTGCGCAAAAGGACCCTACCACAGATCGTTACCTCAAGCTA